TCCATCATGTGATCACAAAGACTATATGGAAATGCATTATCATACACCATTAGGCATTGAGGCAGATTTAAATCAGCATTGGTGTTGGGCTAACGATGAACGACAAAAAGAATTTAGAATATACCTAGTCAGTGACGAAGAAAAGTTATGGACTGAACTCAGATGGAATTGAAATGAATGAAACATTAACACATAAAGGCAGAGGGTACGATCAAGTTACTAATATTATACCAATGCACTTTATCGATTCTATCAACAGCAAAAAAGATATGCTGTATCCTGTAAGAGCATCTACACACAAAAAAGAATATGCTGAAGGCGATGCATGTAAAAAGTTATTTGGTATTGCTGTATGGTGGTCGCAACTGACAGACGACTGGCATGAAGTACAAGAGATTGATAAGATTATAGGCCCTGTCATTAGAGATTATCTACCTGAAGCAGAATTTTATGCAAGTGATATTGTTACTATCAACGGACCATCACGTTGGGTAAGCCCTCACGTAGACACACCACACAGATTTAAAAAATATAACAGCATGGTTGCGGAAGGTAATAACGAAGTATTAGGTGTGCAAGTTATTATACCACTAGAAGATTTAGACAAAGATACGGGTGCAACTGGATTGCTACTTGATAGTCACAAAAAAGATTGGCCAATTCAACAATGTTATGAAGGCTTTTATGATGACGAGTTTATAGAGAATGCAATTCAACTAGATATGCCTGTTGGATCTATGTTATTTTACAACACTAGATTGATGCATTCTACTATGCCTTTAAAACTATCTAAGAAACGATCAATCTTACTAATGAATTATTTAAGACCTGACATTGCTGAAGACATTAGAAGCACAGATAATGTTTGGTCGAGTAATGGTAAGTAAATGGCAATTTATTGTTCACTAGCATTTGGTTCAGCATCAATCGATCAAGCAGGATACAAACCTTGTTGTAATTTCCAAGGTAAATTATATGAACAAAAAGGGATTAATGGAAAACATCACAATGATCCTCAATTAATTAAAGTTAGAGAATTATTAAAGGATGATAAATGGCCAAAAGGTTGTGCTACTTGCAAAGAAGCAGAACAAAGTGGTTATCAATCTATGCGTACTATATGGAATAAAGAATTAGGTGATGAGATTCCAATGGACACAACAGTAGATCCTGTTAATGTAAAATATCTCGACCTAACATTTAGTAACAAATGCAATTCAAAATGTATGACATGTGGCCCTGGTGCATCAAACTTATGGGAAGACGAATGGAATTACATTTATGACGATTCAACAGAAGATTTACCTAAAAATACAAAAAGGGGCCTTCGTAATAATATATGGGATTCAAAAGGAGTTCAGATTTATATCGAAGATGATAAAGTCAACGATCTAATTAACACTTACCCTAATGTGATACGTCTTGCATTTGTGGGCGGTGAGCCTACAATACACGAAGAAAGTATTCGATTCCTTAAAGAACTAGTTCGATTAGACCGTGCAAAAAATATTACTATTAGTTACGTAACAAACCTAACTGGACTGACACAAGAACTAGTAGATGTTTGGCAAGAATTCGATCAAGTGCATACAGCAGTATCTATCGATGGATACGAAAAAGTAAATGAATATATTAGGTATCCATTTAAATGGAAAAAGATTAAAGAAAACGTTACGCAGATGTTTGAAAACACAGTTCTGCACCCTGAAAAATTTAGCATGTCGTTAAGCCATACTGTTAGTATATTGAATATTATGCAATCACATGAACTATTAAATTGGTGGTGGGAACTTACAAAAGAATATAAAAATAAAACTGATCGATACAACGTGTATGGTGTATTTTTAAATAGAGTGTGGTCCCCACAACATTTTAAAACTAATCTTTTGTCAAAACAATTCAGAGCCTCAGGGCTAGTAGAAGTACAAAAATTACAAGAAAAAATATTAGGTGAAATGGACGATGAAGATTCTTTGCATAACATCGACACAATGTGGAGAGATCAATTAGGAATCCTAACCAATTGGTTTAATGAAGAACATGAAGTGTTCCCTCAACTTGTAGACCATTGTTTACATTTTATAGATAATTCAGACAAGTATAGGAAAAGATCAATAAAAGACTATATACCAATAATATATGATGAACTTCAAAAAATGCATACAAAGATGAATATAACTAGTCTTGGTCTTGGGTATGAATTTGTTCCTAAATTAGGTTACACTAAGGGACAGATTGAAACAGAAGTTAGCAAACACTCACCTAATTTAGAATTTTATTCCAGAAAGATAATCAACATAAATGAAAATACTAACTGGAAGGTTCAAATTGGTTTACCGCACACGCTCCCGCAATACAACAATTTACTAGCATCAGACTATCAACAAGATGTTATGGGAATCAATATTGTTGTTCCACTCAGTGACGGAGTAAAATTTACTCTTGTTCCTAGTAGCCATGAAAAAGATTGGCCCCATTCTGATTTGGAATCTGGATTAATAGACGGCCATTTTATCCAGGATAGTATACAATTGGATGTTCCTATGGGCTCTGCTATAATCTTTAACCCCAGACTTTTACATTCATTATCTCCACTAAAATTTACCCAAAATTACCAAATAGTATTGATTAGTTACGTAAGATCCGATATAATAGAGAATGTAAAAAGTAGAGATACGGATAATTATGGCAAATGACGTAATGATTGATATGGAAACGTTGGGTACGGATCCAGATTCAGTTATCTTAACAATTGGTGCAGTTCGTTTTGACCCTAAAGGTGATGGGGTAGTAGAACGTTTGGAACTAAGACCTACTATCGAAGATCAAACAGAACAGCACAACAGAACAATCAACCCAGATACATTACGCTGGTGGGGAGAACAAAGTGAAGAAGCAATCGATGAAGCAATGGGTGACAGAGATAGAATATCGTTTAAAGACGCAATGGATCAGTTATATAAATTCGGGTGGAATCGCAGAGCAGTTTGGTCTAATGGTGCTGGTTTTGATATTGTGGTTGCAGAGAATGCATTTCGCCAATTAGATATGCGTATTCCGTGGCCTTTTTACACGATTAGAGACACACGTACAATTTACGACATGTGTAACGTATCGTTGAAAGACGGCGCTCACAGGACGTCTCACAAGGCTGTAGAAGATGCTGAACATCAAGCAATCGTTGTGCAAAGAGCATACAAGAAATTAATGGTAGCAGGTTTACAATGAGAATTAATTCTGATATTGATATCGATTGTGGTAACAGAGAAGAAATCTTAAAGCACATCATGCATATCCCTGCGGCGATGAAAGAAGTTGATCCAATCAAAAAACATCCTACTGGTATCTATATAACAGAAGTTCCATATGATCCTGCAAACAAAATGTGTTCGTTGGATTACAAACATGCAGAAGAACGTGGTTACTTTAAGTTAGATGTTCTTAACGTAAACATCTACAATCAAGTTAGAGACGAAATACATCTGATTCAATTAATGGAAGAACCTAACTGGGACAGATTGAAAGACAGAGATTTCGTAGAAAAGTTAATTCATATCAATAATCAGTATGACACATTATGTCACTTTCCGGAACCAGTCAATTCTATTCCACGTTTAGCAATGTTTTTAAGTGTCATACGACCCGGTAAAAAACATTTAATAGGCAAGACATTTAAGGAAATAAGTAAAACTGTGTGGGATAAAAATAGCACAGGATACACGTTTAAAAAATCACATGCAATTGCATATGCACAGTTAGTTGTTGTGCATATGAATTTGTTAGAGGAGCAAGACCCATTGAAGTATGACACAATATAGAGAATTATTAGAACGACAAAAATTACTGTTAAAAGCCGAAGAATGGGCTAGTGGTATAAAGATGATGACTTCATTTGATACTAATAAAAGCAGAGTTTGGTACGACAACAGAGAACCCGAAGGTAATGTTTTAGATGTCGTGTATAATGATCAACGTATTGAAAGAACAATATTAGAAACCGGTAAGAAAATAGTAATATTAGGTGAACTATTAACCGGCGATGACTTAATTAGAGAATATCAACAGAGAGTAGGATGAGCGAAGAAAAATTAAAATTAAAATTAGTACCAGAATCTGACCCTATCCTACAAGAACCCACAGAACCTTGGGATTTTAAACTTGATGGTGACCCAACTGAGTTAGTAACTGCTATGGGCAAAGTTATGATGAATCCGTTGCACCCAGGTATAGGCTTGTCAGCAAATCAAGTTGGTGTGCAAAAAAGTATTTTGATTATGGGAACAGACGCAGACTTAGTTGTGTGCATTAATCCAGTAGTTGAAAAATTACAGGGAGAGAAAGAAATTTTCTTAGAAGGATGCTTAAGTTTCCCTGATCTATGGTTGCATATTAAACGTCATCCTGAAGTTGTTGTGTCGTATCAAACACTCAATGGCGAGTGGATAAAAAATCAATTATTAACCGGACTAAGAGCCAGAGTCTTTTTGCATGAGTTTGATCATCTGTTAGGAATTACTTTTGAGCAACGAGTTAGTAGTGAGTTGGGTTTGCGATTAGCAAAGCAAAGACGGGCTAAAAAACAACGTCAAAGAAATAAACTTCTTAGAAAGATCGCTTCACCAAAGTAATAGATTTGCGTTTTATTCTTTTCTTTTGAAAGTCTGACATACTAACTACGGGTCCGTGTACAATAGTCAAACTTTTGTTATTAAACGTTCTTAGATAAGGTTTAAATTCGGACCATTCATCCTTTAAGAAAAGGTTGATTGGTATCTGACGATTAGACTCCCACCACCAAACATCACCCAATTCTAAAAACTTCATTTTTAAACCTTCTTCAACTATAGCACCGTAGTCATATATGCTCGTAACTATGTCATCACGGTTTTGAACGATGCCTACAAAATCTTGGCTGGCATAATGGAGCACCGAAATAAAGGGGTGAGTTTCGGTTAACTTTTTAAAGAAATCGATGGGCGAGTTGTCTTGTTGCTTAGCCATTATCTGTATTTAACATCGGAAAAAAATTTGGTAAAATATTATTATATTCTGTATAGATAAATACTCTTATTAGGAGTTAAAGATTTGTGTCTTACACTACATCAGTTTACACGTATACAATTAGACAAATCGTTGTTGTCCTTGATGGAACAAGCCCGAGGAAATATATGCCAGTTTATGCAAAGCCGCTAACACTTAATAAAGGTGTTGATAACAAATTACAATTTCAGTTCTTAAACCAAGAACAAAAGCCCGTTGACTTTACAGGCCTAACAGGGCAGATATCGTTCAGAGTAATTAACTCAGATGGAACCGCAGTTCTATTCAGAAAGGCACTTGATCCTATCTATCTAGCAACTGGTATATTTGAACTCAACACAACTGCCGCAGAAATTGAAAACATTCCTGCACAGTTCTGCTCATACTCATTAGAATACCCAAGCGGTAATCAAAACTTGCCCGTATTCGTAGACGCAAAAGCAGGTGCACGTGGTGATCTTAATATTGTTAACTCTATCTTACCGTCGTTTGTTCCTAGTGAAGCAGTTACTATTCCTACAGATCAAGTCTTTCCTAATGCAAACGCAAATGCAAACTCTGATGCAGTCACATTTTTTAGCAGTGTGATCAACACAGAAAACAATCCAGTACTAACAATTCAAACACAGTATGCAAACTATGTTGGTAATATGACAATTCAGGGATCCACTTTAGTTGACTCTGCGTATTATGATATCGTATCATATCAATATGGTAATGCTAGTACAGGTGATACTGAAACTAGCACAATTGGATATACACTTCAAGGGTATCATCCATTTGTTAAAATGAAGTTTGAATCTAATGTGGGTAACATCGTAACTATTTTGGCAAGATAAGTTTACCGTTTCTCTTGTATTCTCTTTAACTTTTTTGTATAATGCGAAGTATGATTGATATACTTACGGTTGCACCGGGCAAAAAGAAACTAACACAAAGTGGATGGTATTCGTTCAACGCACCGTGCTGTCATCATAATGGACACAATGCAGATAAACGTCAACGCGGTGGAGTTAGAACTGACGGAGATAACTGGTCTTACCATTGTTTTAATTGTGGATTTAAATGTGGGTTTACATTAGGCAAAAGCATCAGTAAAAAGACACGTAACTTTTTATCTTGGTGCGGTGTAGACGATCAGCAAATTAATAAGTGGAACTTACAGTCAATACAACATAGAGATTTGCTAGATTCAGTTATTACAAGAAAGAAAAAAGACCCCGAAGTTAAATTCAAAGAAAGACCTAGACCCGAAGGTAATCTGATTTATGTAGGCAACAAACAACATCAACCTTTTGTGGACTATTTGAAAAAGAGAGGGTTAAGTCATTCTGCGTATCCGTTTTTAGTGACACCTGATGCTGAAGGAAGACAGGCGCAACGTTTGATTATTCCTTACACATATGAAAATAAGATAGTGGGTCACACGTCCAGATATATTGATAACAGGCAACCTAAGTATATCAATCAGCAACAAAAAGGATATGTGTTTGGTACTGACTTGCAAAAACCCGAATACACAATTTGTTTAGTGTTTGAGGGTATATTTGATGCTATCTCGTTAAATGGCTTAGCATTGTGTCATAATACAATCAGTGACGAACAAGCGGCAGTAATACGCAAACTAGATAAACGTATAATAGTTGTGCCCGATCAGGATAAAACAGGATTAGAAATTATAGATAGAGCAGTTGAATTGGGATTTGAAGTCAGTTTGCCTAACTGGGGCACTGGAGTCAAAGATGCAAACGATGCACTAATTAAATATGGAAGACTGCCAACTCTACTAAGTATCATAGAGTCCGCAACTAACAACAAAATTAAAATTGAAATGATGAGGAAGAAAATTGCTAAAAGAATTCAATGCTGATGTGCAAGAATTATTCTTGCGTATGATGATTACAAACGCAGAGTTGTTTGTACGAATCACAAATATTTTTAATCCAGAGAATTTTGATCGTAGATTGCGACCCGTAGCAGAATTTATGCTGGATCATTCTAGCAAATATAAACTTCTTCCCGACCCAACACAAATCAAAGCAACAACAGGTGTCCCTATAGAACCAGTTGATGATTTACAAGAAGAACATTACGAATGGTTTTTGTCTGAATTTGAATCGTTTACACGCAGACAAGAACTAGAACGTGCAATTATGAAGTCAGCAGACTTGTTAGAAAAGGGTGATTACAATCCTGTTGAAAAACTAATCAAAGATGCGGTGCAAATCTCGTTACAACGTGATATGGGTATTGATTACTTTGCTGATCCTCGTGCTAGGTTGATGCATTTAAAAACAAGCAATGGACAAAACTCAACAGGCTGGCCTGTATTAGATCAAAAACTGTATGGTGGTTTTAACAAAGGTGAATTGCAAATCTTTGCAGGGGGTTCTGGTTCAGGTAAATCTTTATTCATGCAAAATCTTTCAGTTAACTGGATTCAACAAGGTTTGTCAGGTGTTTATATCACACTTGAATTGAGTGAAGAACTATCAGCAATGCGTATCGACTCTATGTTAACCGATACAAAAGCAAAAGAAGTGTTTAAAGACTTAGACAACGTTGAAATGAAAGTTAAAATGAAGCAAAAGGCTTCAGGTAAATTTAGAATTAAGTATATGCCTGCACAATCTACAGTAAACGATATTAGAGCATATATTAAAGAATTGCAAATACAAACAGGCATGAAGATAGACTTTATGTGTGTTGACTATTTGGATTTGTTGATGCCAGTGAGTGCAAAAGTAAGTCCTAGTGACTTGTTTGTTAAAGACAAATACGTATCAGAAGAATTGCGTAACCTTGCAAAAGAGTTTGATTTAATATTTGTGACTGCATCACAATTAAACAGAAGTGCAGTAGAAGAAATCGAATTTGATCACAGTCACATTTCAGGTGGTATCTCAAAAATCAACACAGCGGATAACGTATTTGGTATCTTTACGTCACGTAGCATGAGAGAACGTGGTCAATATCAAATTCAGTTAATGAAAACACGTAGTAGTTCTGGTGTAGGACAAAAAATCGAACTAGCATTTGACATAGAAACATTAAGAATCACTGACCCGGGTACAAACGCAGTAACTAATACTCAGCCTTCAGCACAGCAAATTATGGATAAGTTTAAGACAACTAGCCAAGTTGGGGCAGTAGATCAAGCAGTCCACGAACAATTAGAGCCAGCAAACAAAAAAATTGATGCAGATGTACAAAGCACGAAATTGAAGTCATTGCTGAACAGTCTCAAAAAGTAAATTTAAAAACTACCCGAATAGCATAAATATAAGAAAGGAAGTGGACTTATGCAAAAGAAAACCAGAAGCCTATTAGAGGAACTAGAACTTATTGGTGCTAACCGCGATGTTCCACACATTGTGGAATCACGTGGCAACAATATTATTACTAGTGCCATCAATTTAATCGAATTCATCGAAAAAAACTTTGAATCTGGTCAGGCCGAAATGCTGGAAAAGAAATTGATAAGTGCCATCAAGGGAAGAGATAAATCTCGCTTTTCAAAAAGTATTAAAAAGACACAGGTTTAAAAAATGAAAATTACTGACGTTTATAGTAAAAAAACACAAGTCAATGAAGAAAGAATTGACGAATTATTATCAAGTTTAATTGGTGGCGCCGCGGCAAGCAAAGTTAAATCTGCGTTTGGTGGCGGTAAATCTGCCGCAACTATTTTAGCACAGGAACTTTTTGTAAAAGATTTTGTTAGTGATGCTGTTTCTGCATTAGAAAATGCTAAAGCCGCAGGTTTAATTGCTCCTCCCCAACCAGGTAAACCTGAAGGTGAAGAAGAAACTCCTCCACCAGAACAGCCTGTCGCTGAACCCGAACAGCCACAACCACAAGGTGAACAACCACCTGCTCAGCCACAAGATCAGGCACAGCCACAAGATCAAGCACAACCGGCTGCCGCTCCTACTAAAGCCGCTAGAAAACAAGGTGATGCAGGTAAAGCACAAGCCGCTAGAATTCAAGCAATGAACAATTACTTGAAGGGCGTTTCTCAACAAATGTCCAAGGTTCAAGACCAAGCACAGAAACAAGAACTATCTAAAGAAATGATCAACTACATGATGGATCGTCAAGGTACTCCTGAATGGGAAAACGGTCTAAAAACTGTAGAATTCATTCTTAACAAGAATACCGATCCTAAATTCGCAATGGCTTCTATTCAGAAGTTAAAGGGTGGCAAGCAAATGAATGTCAACCCTGCTAATGCTCCAAAAGGTAATGTAGCAGAATCACGTTGGCAAGCATATTGGATGAACAAACTTGCAGAAGCATGTGGCTTTACTCTAAAGCAATTAGGTTTTACTGTATTACAAGAACACAGAACAAAAGTATATCGTATTGTAGAAACAAAACGATACAGAATGAATAAGATTTTTGAAAGCATTATGGAAGCCGGCGAGCCTGCAGGACAAGTTGGTATCCCGTTTGGCAAGTTTATGAGAGATTGGTTTGGTCAATATATGCAAGGCGTTGATTATACTACTAACAAACCTGCATTGTATCAAATCATCGAT